CCATCAGAGTAATACCACATAGAATTACTATCTCCCATTTGAGAGATCTTCTTAATAGGATTTGAGGTTTCGTATGCCATGATTAACTCTCCCTACATTTCTGGATTCTACATCCATCAGTATCAATAAGTACTGCACCCATTGACATGTATGATGTAGTTAGGTGTGCTACCTTCTCAGGTATATAGTTTACTTCAGTTCTTACATCTGAACCTACACCTAATCCCATTGATGACTTATGCCATGCTAATGTAAATCTATCATTAGAACCATCTTTGTTTAAGCCACTAAATGCCATCCACATAAATGAAATCCATCTCTTTGCTGTTAATCCACCTTTAAATGGAAGATCAGCTTCGCCGATATATTCAGCTCTTGAGAATTGATCTATGGATAAAAGATCTGACCATTGGTTTCCACCAACAACCCAATATCTTTGTCCATCATCTGGAACATCATTTTCTTGGAATGTTTCAAACATTTTCTTAGCTTTGATTAAAGACATACCAGCAGCTCCATCAGAGTTTGCGTTGTGAGCTACAGCTGTAGCACCAGCATCAAAAGTATCTGTTACAATACTATCTGTTTTTCTACCAAGAGCATATGCTGCGTTTTGAGCAACAATGTTTCTTTCATCAATGTTTACTTTTAGTTCGTCTAGTTTGTCCACATAGTCTGCTGCGTAAAAGTCGTTTAGTGTTGCAGTTACATTGGAGTGTACAGAGTTCATAGCGACAACTTCAGCGTGTCTTGCTTTAGTTGAAGCAGAACCTTTTGCTACCTTTTGAAACTGAACAGTACTACCTTTAACATTGGAGACATTACGGACCATATTCTTGAGCTTAGAGCCCATTCGTTGATAAGCCATATGCACTTCTGCTTCGAACTGCTTTATAAAGGCTTGGTCTATACTTGCACTCATATTAAGTTTCCTTTCGAGTAATGTTAGTTAATATTCAAGTTGTCGTTATAAACTTTTCTATGTTGTCCTACTGGGCATATTCCAGTCTACTTCGGCTTGTTAGTTGAGATATATTATATTTTTGTCATCTTTACAAGACCAGAAGCAATAAAAACATTGACATCCCCAAATGTATAAGATCCATCTTCTTCTTCTATGTAGGATGAAAATGTCTTTATATGCTTGTGATCTTTAGAATAAAGATATGCTTCTGTAGTAATAACAGATGGTTTGACATTATCCATGTCATTCTTTGACATCCATTCACTATGACCAGTAGGATCTTCCCATTTAAAAATGTACTTTTTAAAGGGAAAATCTTTCTTTTTAGCCATATTTCTTTTCGTATAGCTTAGTTACTTTAGCATAGTATGCTGGATCTCTTTGTGAAGGATCATAGTATCTAGGATCATTCATCATAGATCTTAAATCATTTTCTTCTAACTCTGCGTCTACAACTGTATTAGCATTAGGTAATGGTTTGCTTTTTGTAATATTCATTATTTCTTCTATAGCTTTTACACCATCTGCTGTAGTTGCTAGTCTGCTCATAGTGTCATAGGCTTCATTAGATAAATACTTCTTAGACCATAGCTCTGCTGCTTCTAATCTAGCTTTAGCGTTATCTCCGAGTACTTCCATCTCAGATTTAATATTTGGTAGTCCAGCTATCTCATTATTAACAAAAGCATTTACTCCTCTGTTAAATACATCTTGTGATAAATTATTATCTTTACAGATATTAGACCATTCTTTTAATAATTCTTGCTCTTCATTTACCTCAATATTAACATCTTCAGGTATTTCAGGCATAACAATCTCATACTTTTCTGGTATAGATCCTTGTCTTTCTTGTTCTATATCTGTTCGTATTTGGTTCGATAGCTCATCAGTTCTCATACCTAATTTCTTTTCTAAAGAATTGTATGATGCACTTAGTTCTTCTACTTTGATTTCATTTCTATCTGTATCCCAAAACTTTTCAGGAACATACTCAGGTCTGGTAACTTCTGCTTCTTTTTGTGTAGCTTCAACTGGTTGTTGTTCTTCTGCTTGTACTGCTTCTTCTGACATTAGCTCTCCTTATGTGCTTCTATTCGTTTTTGTATAATAAAATATAAATATCTCATTCCTTCTAGATGTCTAAGCTGGTCATTTGTAATATCTCTACCAGCTACAGCATCTACTGTAATAGATTTTAAGTAATTTAAAACCTTTTTTCCTAGTTCTGTTTTGAATAATGCAGCAATATCAGCATTTAATTCTATCTCTGCACCTTTTGATCTAGTAAATCCGTCTATTGAATGATAAAAACCCTCAGGTTTGTTCCGTATCTGCTCCCACGCCACCTTGTCCTCCTTGCATTTGTTGCATTTGTTGTAGTTGTTGCATTTGTTGTATTACTTGTTGCTGTTCAGCAGCATCACGAATTATTTTTTCTGGTAAATTCATTTTCTCTGCTAAATATCTAGCTACTTCTTCCTGTTTCACAATTAAATTTAATACTTCAGGTCCAAATGTTTGTCCTAAAGTAGCATTAAATCTATTTACATCTGCAATATCTTGTTCATTCTGTGCTCTAGATAGTGGTGATTCAGGAATAATCTTTATTTCTTTGTTATCAATACTTGGTATTTCTATTCTACCTTGTTTTTTCAGTATGTAGATAACTCGTTTTATTAATGGTTGTATAAATTCTGATTGCAATCTACCAAAGGAAGATCCTATTTGTCTTGATAGGTCTGCCATTCTTTCTGCAACTTCAGTAGCAGACATTGGTGTACCTTTGGTTGGACCAAGTGTATCCATGTATAATGCTTTTCTAATATTGTTTCTCATATCTTCCAGTACTAACTGTGCTACATCAAATCTACCAGCACCTTGTATAGGTTGTAATCCTCTTGATCCTGGAGCTACTGGAATTATTGTGCCAGGCACTAATGAAATATTATCTGTATTAATAACTCCATCATCTTCTAGCTGATAAATACCAGATATATTCATCTGTGCATTTTCTAATATTAATTCTACTGTAAGGTTTGTTGTCTTGATAGCAGACATAGCATTGAATACTGGTCCACGACCATATACTTCTCCACTAGCTTTGTTCCATCTAAAAGTTATAAAGGGATTAGATCCAGCTCCTGTATATTTTTCTTGTACTATAATTGATTCATGTTCTTCTAAACATACAATATAATCATAAACTTCTTTGTTAGGATCTTCATAATTACGCATAGTTCCTTCAATAACATTTATTTTTTCATCAGGGTTTTCAGTTAGTTTGTTTAATGTTATTTCACTAAGATCTGCATTAGGATATAAAACTTTTAGATCTCCTAATCTAATTTGTCTTTTTCTGTATACACAATCTATTTTATTATTTGGTCCACTATTCAATGTAATGTGAGGTAAAGGTATTGCATTGAATACTATTGGATCTGTAGATGTACCTTCATTAACAAGTAAACATCCTGTACCAATAGCACAGTCCATAAATGCTTCATGTACTTCCTGATTAAAATTAGAGTTGTGTAATACTTCAAATATATATTGAGTAATTGAATCTAGTTGTTCGTCTATCTCAGGAGATACATTAGCTGGTATTTCAATACCTGATTTTAAATTAATCCATCTACCAAATGTAGGAGTTATACCAGCTTGTAATCTACTAGCAAATTCTTGTATACCTACTACAGCTGTTTCATCAAATATTCTATCTGTTCTTTTTTGTCCAGGTGATTCTTCATAGAATGATTCTCTGCCTGGCATAGTATATTCATATGCTTCTTCAAACTTTGACTTCCATAATGTTTTAAGAGAATCTGCTTGAGAATATTTTTTTAAAAAAGATTTAGCTGATACTTCATCAGACATATTTGCAGAAGATCTATAATTATTATACTCCATTAAACAGTATAAGATCCACCAAATCCTCTAACATTTGCTGTCATAAATTTTCTATCTCCTTGTGATATATCACTTGATTTTAGACTAGCTAAATATTTTTTTCTTTGTGCTTCTGATTCTGCTAAAAATCTATTTTCAAACATTTCATTATCTTTTTGTTTGTTTGTGTTATTAGTATTATTTGTATTATTGTTTTGTTGTCTATTTGTTTGA